TGGAAACGGGGCTGGCCTACGACATCGTGGCTCCGAAGCGGGTCATAGAGGTGTGCTACACGGCGGGATATGTTCTGCCGAAGGATGCCACCGACGATGACCCGCAAACGCTCCCCGCCGACTTGGAGGGCCTGCTGTGGGATATGGTGGCCCAGGCATACACCAGCCTGCAGAACGGCTCCCAGGGACTGAGTTCGTTCTCCATCTCTGATGTGAGCTGGAAGTTTGACAAGTCCACGCCGGATGCCTGGGTAAAGACCATCAACCAATACCGGAGGTACTGAGGCATGGATGATATCGGACAAATCCTGGAGGAATTCAACCGCCTGAAAACTGCCTGTCAGAAGATGGAGCAGCAGAAGATTTTGGTCGGCATCGTTGGGAGCGGCGAGAGTTCGACTGTTATGGCCATCGCCCACGCCCATGAGTACGGTGCCACCATCAGGCCCAAGGAAAAAAAGTACCTCGCTATCCCTCTGACCAAAGAGGCGGAGACAGCGGGTACTCCGACGGTCTTCAACGACCTGCGCTTTGTCAATGCGAAGGGCGGCAACCTCCTCATGGTCCGGGATAAGAAAAATGGCAAGAGCGAGGCCATGTTCCTGCTGGTGAAGAGTGTCACCCTCCCGGAACGCTCGTTCATCCGTGCGAGTTTTGATGAGGGCAAAGACAAGCTGGGCGAGATCATTAGTGCCCAGGTCAGCAAGGTGCTGGCAGGGCAGACCTCAGCCGAAGCAGCGGCAAACGCTATCGGTGCTCAAGCTGCCCAGATGGTGCAGAGCTACATCGATGAGAACCGGGTCACGCCTGCGTCTAAGACTTCAAAGAAGCAGATTCACACCACGCTATATGAGACAGGTACACACATCCGTGATCGGATAACCTGGAAGGTGGATGAGAAGTGATGTTCTACAATACTCCGCGGTTGCCGCGGGCACTACTCCACCCGCTGGTGGCCTATGACAAGGTTTCGGTACCTGGACCCGGCGGGCAGTCAAGGCCGGTCACAAAGGCGGTTTCCGCTTTCATGGGCACGGTGATGCCGTTGTCCAATGAGGACTGGAAGCTGCTACCGGAGGGCTCTTACACCCAAAATTCGCAGAAGCTCTACACGGACGGCCCCGTAACACTGAAGCCCGGCCAGACCATCCGGGACACCTACGATGGGCAGCAGTACACCGTAAAAACAGAGCTGGCCCACAACACCATTCATCCCATGCTGCGGTACATCGTGGAAGGGGTGGTGGGCAAGTGACCATTGTGCAGGCCCGTGATGTGATTTGGGAACGGCTGAAAGCCCACGTTGGATGCCCTATCGTGCTGGCTGATGATATCGAGGAGATGCCGGAGGTGCCGTACTGCTATTACAGCATTCTGGCACCCAGAATCGCCAGCCATGCGTTCGGGCTGACTGAGGTCAAAGAAACGCCGGATGGCTTTGTCCGGCAACGCTCTGAGCCAGTGTCGGCAACGATGTCTTTCACCTTTTGCAGCAAAAACCGGGATGCTCCCGATGGCGGATACATCTTCGGTGAGGATGAGGCGTTGGAGCTGTCAGAAAAGGCCCACGGCTTTTTCCTGCTGAACGGTCACAACATTGCGACCGAACACGGCGACATTGTCATCCAGAACATCGGCGAAGTGGCAAGCCGCTCCGGTTTTTTTGTGACAGACACCATGCGCCGCTATGGTTTTGACATCCGGTTTGGCTACATTCGAACCGATGAGATGCCGACTACCACCATTCTGGACACCAGAATCAAAGGAAACCCACACCAGTAAAAAGGAGGAAATGCAAACATGGCAAAAGACGTAATTGTCGTTGTGAAGCGCGATGCGCTGCCTGCGACGAAAGAAAGCCTTGACATCCTGCTCGTCTCGACCACCGGGGCTCAGCCCGTCGAGACGTACCGGGATGTGGACAGCGTCAAGGCGGTGTTTGGCGAAAATGGGCCTACTCCCAACGCCAAAATCGTCCGCAAGGCGACCACGCTGCTGAATCAGGGCAAGACCACGCTGGCGACTACGCTGGTAAATAAGTTCAAGATCGTGGGCTTCGCTCCGCCCAGCGCGACCCCCTCGCGGGCCGCGGTTTTCACCATCGACTGTCCCGCCGGGAATCTGGAGCAGCCGATTCCCGGCAAGAAGGCCATCCGGGTGAAGATTGGCGGGGATGACAACACCGTCATTGATGTGACAGCGGCATCGAAGATCACCGATGCCGCCGATATCGCCGCTCTGCTTAACGGCACCAGCTTTACGAAAGGCGGCAAGACCTATACCGGTGTGTTCGACATGGCCAGCAAGGTCACGTTCACGGCCACCGAGGACGGGGCCACCGACAGCATCCCGGAGATGGTTGAGGTCTACACTGATGAGAAGATGTCCGAGAAGGTGGCCGACTTCACTCCGACCGTGGAGTTCGTCAACGGCAGCGATACCGTGAGCGCCCCGGACAACCTCATCAAGGCCATCCAGCAGTTCCAGGAGGATGAGGACAACGACTGGTACTACCTGTTGACGGACCGGGACGAGGACGACTATGTGGAGGCCCTTGCCAAGTTCGCCGAAGCCAGTGAACCCACCGAGACGGAGCTTGGCGTTGGCGTAGAGGATCACCGCAAGTTCTACATGGGGCAGACCACCAATAAGAAGTTCGCCTGCCTGACCGCCCGTGCCGCTGTCATCTACACCGACCCGCAGTTCATCAACGAGGAGCCGGACGCTTCGTATACCGGCAACGTTGGCCCGTTCTATCCCAAGAACGTGACATGGAAGTTCAAGCGGCCCCAGGATGGCAACGCTGCCACCAGCGAGGGCACCAAGCTGATTTCCCTGCCCAAGCTGACCGAGGGTGAGCGCGACCAGCTTTCGGAGAACCATGTCAACTACCTGACGGAGGAGTATAAGCGCCAGTACGTCAAGGAGGGCGTCTGCCTGAACGGCGAGTTCATCGATGTGGTGCTGGGCGGTGACTGGATCGCCAAGCGGATGCGCGACCTTCTGTACGACATCCTGCTGGACAACGCCAATGTCGATTATACCGATTCTGGCTTCGCCCTTATCGCCACAGCTGTATCTCAGGCGTTGGCTGAGGCTGCGGATGAGGATCACAACATCGTTGCCCGCGATCAGGAAAGCAAGGCCGGTATCTTCGTGGTGAACATTCCGACCTTCGCCGACAGCACTGATGACCAGCGCCGCAACCGGGTCATGCCGGACATTACCTGGGAGGCCCAACTGAGCGGGGCCGTCCATCAGGTCAAGACCAAGGGCGTCCTGAGTGTGTCGCTGTAAGGAAGGAGTGTAAGCAATGGGAACTCTTTTGAGGGATTATGACCCCGAAAAGGTAAGCGTAATCTTCAACAATCGCCAGATTCGGATGTTCGGTGATGACATCTTCAAGCTGGCCCGCGCCGGGGACAATGTGTCTCTGAAGGTTGGCGTCCAGGGAGACGGCACCTATGTTG